AAATTTAATAAAAAATAAAAATTAAAAAACAATGGCAACTCAAATGGGACAAAGAATGGTCTTTGAAAATGCAAAAGCATTAGTAAGAGGTCTAGGATATAGCGTAGATCAAGCAGTTCTTACGCAATCATATTTACGCAGTGAGGTAGCTTTATCTACTTCTATTGCAAACTATCATTTACCAGTATTGGTTAATGACACGCAAAATGGTGCAGTTCGTGTAAACGAAAAGCGTCTAAACTTACAAGATATATTTGTAACTAGCGAAATCGCAGTTTTAATTGGTGTAGGTACTGGTACCAGCACAAAAGCACAATTATATACTTATCCAAATTCAACTATTTTTACTTCAACAAGTGATGATGATTTATGGAGTATCTATAATGGATCATTAAATTTAACTATTAACAATAGTCAAGTTTTACCAGCTTGGGACGTTTATCGTCATTATTTTGTACCACAAACACAAGGTGGTGTAGGTATTACTGCACAAACAATTTTTCCAGTAGATCAAAACAATGCAAGTGATGATGCTTTCTATCCAGTAGAGCCAGGAATCGTATTTAATGGTGCTGCTAACATCAATTTCCAATTAACGGCAAATGGTGCACCAGCAACTATTTTAACTAATAGCTTTATTTGCGTAATTCAACGCGGCATTCTTTTACAAAATGTCACTACGGTTAAGTAATTAACAATATGCTTTGGCGAAGCTAAACGCTACTGCCAGCGGTCAGTAACTACCGCTATTTTTTAAATTATTAAAAATAAAGATATGCGTATTAAAAGATACCAAGCTGTCGAGATTAATGTGCCAAGTGGAAGTACACTAACTTTCTTTTCGTTCACTGATCAACCACAGTTAAGGAATGCTAAAATACAAGGTATTCAAGTATATACGCCTACTGCAATTACAAAAACGCCTTTAAGTGGTGCTACCCCAGTTACATTAGCAGACTTAAAGCAATCGTATTTAACATTGTATCAAGGCGACCTACAAATTATATATAGATTACCATTGTTAGCATTTAACAATATTCAAGATTTAACAAGTCCAAGCGTTTGGGAATTACCAGAAATGAACGATATAGATATTAGCTGGACTAAAAGTAGTGTTACAACGGCAGCGGCATTAGCAACAACTGGTGTAACATATAGTTTCGGAATTTATTATTATTTATAATATAGTTTTATTATGGCAGTTCAAAAAGCAATGACTACTGGAACTAACGGAGTTATGGACTGGTTTGACAGAAATGCAACCAGTCCGTATTACTCGGTTTGTGAGATAATTAGTCCTACAAAAAAAGAATTACTTTTTTCTTGTAATGAAGATAGCGTAGATAACGCTAGGCGAATATTAGAAGAAAATATATCTGCGTTTGAGCAAAACGGAGTTAATACTTTATATGCTTTAATCTTGCACCCTAAAAAAGATAAGACTGGATATATTACTATGAATACGCCAAGCCACGCAATGCTAAAATTTCGACCAGCAGAATTAGAGCAACCAATCTACGGAGTAGGTGCATATACTGGTGGTGGTGGAAGCAATCGTTATGAAATGGAAAAAATAATGGAAAAGCTAAATTTATTAGAAAATAAATTAGCTATGGCAGAAGAAGAAGAAGATATTGTAGAAACGCCAGTAAATCCATTAAACGCTATGCTTCATAATATGGCTTCAAATCCGCAAGTGCAAGAGGCTTTAATTAGTGGTTTATTAGGTGTAGTAGGTGGATTCTTAAATAATGGTAAACAAATGACTGGCGTAGCTGGTATTGATGCAAGTCCAGAAATTACAGAAGAATCATTGCAAATACTTGATAGTTTAATGAAAAAAGGTGTCAGCTTAGATCATCTAAGAAAATTAGATGCTATGCCTAATACCAAATTACAAAGTTTACTAATAATGTTATAATGGCAATAGATAAACAAACGCAAAAACTTTTATTATATGCTGCAATAGGTGGCGGTGCGTATTTTTTAATATTACGACCTTTACTTATTAAATTAGGCATATTAAAAAGTCCTTTAGAATTACAGCAAGAACAAAGCCAAAAAGAAAATATTGATAGCTATGTTAATAGTTCATTAAAAACACAAACGCCAACCAAATCAAAAGGAGAATGGCAAATTATTGCAGATCAAATATATAATGATCTGAAATTTAGTGGAATAGCAGATAATAAAAGTGATGCTGGATATCAAATAGCAAGAGTTCAAAATGATGCTGATGTCGCTTTATTGATACAAATTTTTGGAATGAGGCAAGAAAGTTTCTTTGGAGTAAATACTGGTGGATTGCAAAATTTACCACAATTTATCATAGGTAATCTTAGCAAAAGTGATATAGCTAAAATTAATGATAATTATGCTCGTAAAAATATTAAATTTAGATTTTAACTAAAAAAATTATGAAAAATAAAAGTACAATGTTATTGGTAGGAATTGGAATAGCTTATTTATTATACCGATTATATGCAAAAAAATCAATGGCACCAGTAAAAACAACTGCAAGTGCTACACCAAATATATTAGATTCAAACGATCATAATATTGTAACTGCTCAATTACCTAATCAATTTTTAGTAGATACTATAAATACAGCAGAATTAGTAGATACCCCAGCTACTTATCAAACTTTATATGCTAGAACAAATGTAAGAATGAATGGTATATCTACAAAAGTACCAGCTACTTGCTAACACTTTTAACCTTTAAAAAATATTAATATGAGCAATTTTACTATAAAAGCTGGATATATTGAATATGATGTAAACTTTATTACTTATGATGTAAACGGATTTGTAACAAGTAATTGCAATAGTATTACTTTTATAAATTACGGATCAAATCAAGTAACTATTGAAAGCGTGGTATTGCAACAAAATCAAAGTTTAGCAATAGACGGAAATGCTGGCGAAATAATGCACAAACAATTTTTAGCAACATTTAGTGGTGCTGGTACTAATAACTTAGTTACAATAAAGAAAAACTATTTATAATGAGTATGATTAGCGTTGATTATGATGTACTAAATCAAAAAGGTAGCCCAGCTTGGTATAGTGATGTATATGCTAATATACCAACTGCTGGATATAAAGGTCGTATGTTTATATCAACTGATACATACGCATTTTATCGCGATACTGGTACTGGCTGGGATTTAATTGGTGGACCAGGTACTGGCACTATAACTGGTAGTGGTACAAGTGGGCAAGTATCTTATTTTAACGGATCATCAACTTTAGCTGGTAGTAATAACTTATTTTGGGATAGTACAAATAATAGATTAGGTATAGGAACTGCTACACCAGGCGTATCTTTAGATATTCACGCTACTGGTACAAATGCACAATTTAATGGTACTGGAACTAGTAATGCTTATTTAGTATTTCAAAATGCTGGTACAAGCAAATGGAGAATAGGTAATACATATAATGCTGGTGCTAATACTTTAGATTTATATAATGTTGGATTGACACAAACTGCATTAAGTTTTAATGCAAGTACAAATGTAGGTACTTTTGCTACAAGTATTATTATAAATAATGGTGCAATTTCAAGCTATGGTTTACAAGTAAACAATAGTTTAGGAAATCCTGGTTTTGTAGCTTATCAAAATAGTGATAGTTCATATGCTTTACAAGTAGCAACAACAGGAGCAACTACAATTAACTTAAATTCAAATGCAAGTGCTTCATATATTAATACGGCAGGAAATTTTGGTTTGGGTACTGCAAGCCCATCTTATAAATTAGATGTAACTGGTAATGCTAGAATAACTACATCGGCTTATTTTTCTACTGCTAGTGGTTCTGTTGGAATTGGTACAACAACAAGTTTAACAAGTAAATTAGATGTAATTGGAAATGGTACTGCAAATTCAATAATGACACAGCCCGTTGCTTTTTTTGGTGTTACTAATGGTGTACAAATAGGTTCTGATGGAACTGATGGTATGATAGGTGTAGGAAATAGTAATACAAATTTAATTTTGTTAAGTCGTATATCTGGAAATTATGCTAAAGCATTAACTATTAATCCTACTGGAAATATATTAATAGGTACTACTACTACAACTATTGATTCTTCAAATTTTGGTCTTGTATTTCAACAAGATGGTTCAATAGCTACTAGTCGTAATGTTAATGGTAGTAGTGGTGTAGCAAATTTTTATGGTAATGCTGGTAGATTTTTAATATATGGTAATGGTACTGCACAAAATACTACTGGAACTTATGGAATTTTATCCGATTTAAGATTAAAAGATAATATTGTAGATTCTACAAATAAATTAGAAAATTTATTAAAAATTAGGATTGTTAATTATAACCTAAAACAATATCCAAGCGAAAAATTATTAGGAGTTATTGCACAAGAATTAGAGGCAATATTTCCAGGATTAGTAGAAACAAATGAGAATGGTTATAAAGGTGTAAAAATGTCTATATTTATACCTATTATAATAAAAGCAATACAAGAATTAAACGATAAATTAGTAAAAAATAATATTAATTAAATGAAACAAATACAGCCAGTATCAATATGGTACAACGGACAAATATATCAAGCTACTATTTTTAATTTATTATCAGCTTATGATAATTTAGTAGATACTTGCTTTTTCACATATTTTTTATATGATAATGCTGAATTACAATTAGCAACTGGTTCATTGACATTAACTGGTGCAGATTATACAACTTATTCAAGCAGTCCAGATTCAAATAGTTATGCCTATCAATGGGGTGCTACTCAATTAAATTTAACCTTAGTTTAATCAATATAATATAATATGGAAAACCAAAAAGCCCTAGAACTAATTAAAGCCTTAATTGATGAATCAATTAAAAAAGGTGTACTATTAAACATTGATACGGCGGTGCAAGTCGCAGAAGCGTTTAATACTATCGTTAAAGCAATTCAAAACAATGATTCAAATGAATCAGTAATTTAATTGATATGAACGAAAGAAATGGTATAAGTGGATCGATTGCTAGCGTAGGTACTTATCTATTAAGTATTAACCAAATAAACGCATATATGTCTTTATTTTTGGGCTTACTCTCTGGCATTAGTTCCATTTATACCATTTTATATTTTTACAATTTAAACAAAAAGAAAAATGAAAAATAAAAAAACTACAATATTTGGTTTATTAGCTGCAATTAGTGGCTATTTTGCAACAGCTGGTACTGGTAAAGTACAAATTATTGCACAAGCAATAGCTGGCTTATCTACATTTTTATTAGGTGGAGTGGCAGCAGATTCTAAAAAAGATAATTAAACAACTATATGGCTAGTAATAAAAAAGTATTAGCTACTTTAGTTATATCTACAATAGTATTATATATGTTAAGAAAACGAATTGCTACTGCTTTAAATAAAACCCCATTTTCAGTTATTAGCGACAAGATATTTAATTTAATATCTAGTTTAGAGGGAAAATATCAAGCGGTTCCAGTTTGGGACTATATGCAGTATTCAGTAGGTTATGGATCTGGTTATAATTGGGATCAAAAAAGACCAGTTATAAAAACTGACATTATAGATCAAGCAACGGCAAAAAGATGGTTAATTAAAGAAGCACAAGATAAATATGAATTTGTAATGAGTAAGGTTAGGGTACCAGTTACGGATAATCAGTTATTAGCTATGGCTAGTTTAACTTATAATGTAGGGGAAAATGCTTTTGCTAATAGTACATTATTAAAATTGCTTAATGAAGGGCAAAATAAGGACATTGTAGCTAACCAGTTTGATCGTTGGGTATATGCTGGGGGAAAGGTCAGCGATGGCTTAAAAAACCGCAGATTGGCTGAAAAACGACTATTTTTATCATAGGTTGGGGTTTTTGCATAGTATAAAGGTAAAGGGGTATTTCTATACCCCTTTTTTAATATATATCCTTTCTACATACAATCTAGTATCTTTTTCGTATAAGTTAAAATAATCGGCATTTATTGATCTAGCAAAATTTATAAAATTGTTAATATTTGATATATTACGATATTTACGGATTGGCTGGCTATTATCTTTCCAAAAAACAATAGCAATATACAAGTTTTTAGCCATTTTAAAGGGGTTTATCATTTATAGCAAAGTATCTGACATTATCCTGGACAACTGCTCTAATTTTGCGTTTAACTACTAATGGTGCAACTGCTCTAAGAATTGTAAATCTTTGCCATTTTGTAATATCTTGCAAGTCTTTTAAACTTACAACTTTCCGTTCTAATATAATAAAATAAATTTTTGTTCTATTTGTCATAATGCTATATTTGTGATGAAAAGTGTTAGAGTAGGCAATCATTTGTCTATTTTATAGTCAGCGAGAAGTCAGCGTAAAAACTGGCTTCTCGTTTTTTTTGACTACAAACTAACCATTAGTATTTTTTTATTTTTGAATTATTTATTACATGCTCAATAAAAGCTATTAACATTATCCATAAAGTACATACAATAGCCATAGGAAGTATAAAAAATATCAAATAAAGTCTTTTTAGAATTGTCATATATCCCTATTTATTAGTTTATAAAATAATGTTTTAGCTAGTTCCCAAATTAGTATTGTTATAATTATCTTCATAATATCTTATAATTGTTTTTACTATCCTTAACAATATAGTTTTTGCTTATCCACAATTTAATCAAATTTTTGGCAAATGCTTTACTGGTGGCAGTCCTTTCAATAATTTCGCTAGATATATCATTGTAAGGCATTGGCAAACTAACTATTTGATGCAAAAGGCGTTTACTTTCGATTTCATCAAGATCCGTAGCTTTTTTACCAGTATTTTTTTGTTTTTCAGTTTCTATCTGCTGAAATATACCATTAAAATTCATTAATGTAATTGGATCAAAATCCGAATCGCTACGCATAAACCTACTGGATAGTACATAGGTATTTTTATCCTTATCCTTAGTAATATCTAAAGTAGATTGAGCAAAACGATCGCTGGCACTACCAATATGTCCAGTAGTAGCTAGATTGCTTTTTGACTGGTGCAAAACTGATATTAATAAAATATTAAATTGCTTTGTTATTTTTTTTAGCCAGCTAGTCAATAAACTACTTTCTTTTTCATCATTGTAATTAACTAACAAATCTAAAAGTCCATCAACAATCAATATAGAGCAATCTAGATTTAATTCTAAATAGCGTTCTATCATTTGCTTAATGGCGTTGCTGGAATCTTCGCGTACTTGGAAAGCGTCAAAATAAGGTGGCAGATCGTTAATTTCTGCAAATCCTTTAATCTTATTAATAGTCCTATAAAAGTCGTAGTCGCTACTTTCAGTATCAATTAAACATACTTTAGCCCTATTTTGAGGCGTATGCAATTTCATTGTGAAAATATCATAGGTATTAAATACACTACTTATCATAGCACAAATAAAGGTTGATTTACCAGCTTTTGTTACGGCAACCCAGAAAATATACAAAAGTTTTGGAGTGATCCAATATGTTTACCTTGTATAGTAAATATAATGTTTTCCTTGCTCGGTATATATGCTGGGTTGTATTTGCGTTTTTCTAGTAATTCATCAATGTTTATCTTATAGTCAGTATTTTCCACATTTATAAATTTTCAAGTAAAGCACAAACTAAAAAAGCAATTAGTATAAAAAGTACTGCATTTCCATTAATGGTTGTAAATAACCATTTCGTCATTTTTATCATTTGATAAGGTTTTAGTTTTTTCTTCAATTTTGTTTAAAAAGTCAATAGCATCTAATATACTATAATTCATTATTTCAATATTGCTATCTTCTATATTATTTGATAATCTTGCTTTATAAATTTCAAGAGCAAAATGCTCAAATTTACTTAGACCAGGAATTGGCACTACTAAGCGTTTAAAATTATCTTGTAATGGTACTACTGGATAAGCTGGTTGAGTTAAATTATTCATTTGTAGTAGTTTTTAAAGGTTCTGCTTCGTAAATTTTATAGTCTGGTTGCGTGGGCTTTACTTTAAATTCATTTTTCCACATTGTATAAAGTTTTCCTTCAATAGTAAAACTGATATAGGTTTTACTATTTTTAGTGGTTTTGTCCCAAGCACCGATACTTTGTTTTTTTTCAGTTTCGTTTTGCATTTTTTTAAGTTTTGAGTTTTTGCGTATAATAAAAAGTAATTCATAATCTATTGAGTTAAAAAGTCTATATGGCATTTTGCACTGGTTAAAGTGCTATGCTCGGACATATCCATTTGAACAATATAAACTTTTGGAGTTAAGTGATCGTATAAGGTTTCAAAAATAATATAACCTAAATAATAAATTTTTTTCATTTTATAAATTTTTTAGATGTTGATTAAGTGAGGATATATCTTTATCATATTGATCTATGCTATCTTCTAAAATATTGATTATTTCACTAGGCAAATGAAATGGTAGCATATCATTTGTTATATGTATCATTTTAATTTCTGCTGAATTATTAGCAGTAAATAAAATTGATACATCTCGATACTGGTTTAATTGATAAATTTCAACCAGCTTTTCTTTTTTTCGTGCAATTTTTTGGATTTCAAGCAATACAGCGTTGGTATTACTCAATGAGTGGTAATTGATCATTTTTTTAAATTTTATAGTCAGTAAAATAGAATAACGATATAAAATAAAACATATTATATCAAACTACCAAAATATTTAATATAATATCTATTTTTAAAGGTCAAAAGTGTTAAAATAATGATATTTTAGGGGTATTTCTGTTTTATTAGATTTCTTGTTGCGAGCTTATGCTCGGCAAAAGCAAATCTAATAAAAATAAAACAAGAAAAAGACATTTACCCGATTTTTTTTTCCACAAGTATAAAAATTTAACATTTTAGGTCATTTTTAAGTAAATTTTAAGAATTTATGAACAAATTGAATAAAATTTTGTAATTATAATATATTGCCTTAATTTTATGGTAATTAGATTTTTATGAACAAAAAGAATTGGTGGTTATTACCAGCTACAATTATTGGTTATTTAGTTTATAAAAAATATGTATTAGCAAAAACAATTTCAGTTTTTTTTAAATCAGTAGATTTTAGTAGTATGAGTATTTTATACCCAACTATTAATATTTTAGTACAAATAAATAACCCAACTGATATAACATCTACAATTCAAAATATAAAAGGAGATCTTTTTTTAAATAATATATTTATAGGAAATGTAATAGGAATAACGCCTACTACATTAACAACTGGAAGTTCAATTTTAAAAATACCAGTTACTTTATCTTATACTGGTGTAGCATCTTTATTAAAAGGTTTAAAAAGTGGTGGAGTTAATTTAAGATTTAATGGTACTATATTAGTAGATTTAATAACATTGCCTTTAAATTTTGAGTATAATATATGATTAGTAAAAATATGGTGTTACAAAAATTAGCACCTTTTACAAATTTTAAAAAGGTATTAATTGAAGATCAAAATACTGGAGATATTATACAAGGTATTTTAGATAATCACGAAAATTATCAAAAAGAATATGATAAGATTAGTGAAATGTTTATAGATGACAATGAAGTAGAAACGGCAAAAAATATATTTGAATTTTTAAAAAATAATGTTCCTTATTATGTTGAACCTATTGAAAAACAAACTTTAAGAAGTCCTAGTGCTATTATAAGTATAAAAGATGGTGCTGACTGCAAAAGTTACGCTAGTTTTATTAACGGCATTATGAGTTCACTCAATAGAAAAGGAATATTTAAAGTACCACTAGCTTATAGATTTGCTAGTTATAGATATGACACTAAGGAACCACAGCATGTTTTTAGTGTTTTATATCCTGGTACAAAAAATGAAGTATGGGTAGATCCAGTTTTAAATAAATTTGACCAAAGAAAGGAACCAGTATTTATAAAAGATAAAAAAATAAAAATGGCACTAATAGCAATGTCTGGAACGACATCACAATCATCTGCATCATTACAAGAAATGCAAAATTATAGAGATAAATTAGTAGGTTTAAAAAATAAGTATCTAAATAGTGGCATAATTACGCCAGGTTCACAAGAAGAGGATCAATATATAAAGGCAATAGATAAAGTAACAAAATTTATTCAAATGGCAAGTATTAGCGGAGTGCCTTCAATTAATGGTGCTTTTGGTGATGCACTAAGGAATTTAGATTATAGCAATATATTTGGAAAATTAATTGATACTGGTAGTAGTTTAATACAAAGCAATAATCAGCCTAGTTATAATTATGGAGGTTCTTACCAAAATCCTATGCAAAATCAAAGTACTGGAATTAGTATGAATAATATTTTATTAATTGCTGGTGCTGGTTTAGGTTTATATTTAATTCTTAGAAAAAAATAATGGAGTATTATACTAATTATATAGGTTATAAATCCACTAATAAAAAAATTGGCGTACCAGGTGCAGTTACACTAGCTACTGGTGGTGCAGCTTTTCCAGTAACTGCGGCAATAGATATTGTATTAGCTGCTATACCTTTTATTATATCTGCTATTGGTAGAGGTAAACCAAATCCAAATGATTGGAAAGGTTGGGTGGCATTAGATAATGAAAAGCATATGCCAATAGGTACAAATGCAGTAAGCTGGATAATTAATGATGGACAAAGCATTGAAAATGAAGCATTAAATATATTACAATATATAAAAAACTATGGTACCCAAGATATATTAACATATAATAAATATTATATGCGAACAATTACGGCAAATGATTTAGCAAATAAATTGCGTAGAGGTGGATTTTCTGCTGAAGCTGATCAATTAATAAAACAAGCAAATATACCAGCACCATTAAAAGCAATAAACGAAACAATAACAAATTTAACACAAAGTCCAAGCAAGCTAATTTTATACGCTGGCATTGGATTAGGTTTATATCTAATTTTAAAAAAATAAATAATGAAAAAAACAAATTTAATTTTTGTAGCGGGGGGCTTATATTTATTGTATTATTTCTATATGAAAAATAAATCTAAAGTAACTGCTTTATTACCAAATGCAGTAAAAGAAGATAATTCAATTCGTTCTAGGAGAATAGCTACATTTCCATCTCAAAAACCATCAACAAGTAATAACCCAGCACAAAATGCATACATTTTAGAAGGTCAAGTAGTTAAACCGCCTTATCCAATTATGGATATATATTATATAACAAATGGTCAAAAAGTTCCATTTAATGGTTGGGATAGTTATTTGCCTTATGCACCATATAATGATATATCATTAGAAATTTTTGAACCAATCCCTTATGCAGATGCTAATCTTAGATTTGATGGCAGAGTAGATGGGGGTAAAATTGTAGCAATATAATGACAGCTTTACAATCAATAATTAAAGAGGCTAAAAGCTTAAGAAGTAAATATCCTAAAAGATTTGCTAAATGGACAGAATATGTGGCACAAGCTAGTGCGATATATGCAAGTAAACATAAAGGCAAAAGTCCAATAGGTAAGAAAAAAAGTAAAAAAATTGGTGCTTTGCCAATTGGTTTTAGAGGATCTATTTATGATATTGGTTTTAAAATAGTTAATCAATATGATATATATAATGATGTTAGTTCAATAATGGAAGATACTACTAATGGAAATAGAATAGTTACTTTTGATGGTAAAGGAAGTGCTAAAGATAAAGCAGAAGCTATTGTAAGTTATATTAGTAAAAATACAAATATACAAGGTGGATATAGAGATGATAAGCAATTATATAGTAGAATGTTAAAATTTGCTACTAATATGCAAAAAGAAGTAAAAGATTTTAATAGTGGTAAAAAGAAAACAATTAAAAAAGAACCTCTTAAAATACCAATACCAAAAAATACTATAATGCCTAAAAAAAAGAAATTAACTAAAAAAATATCTAAAAAAGTAGTCCGTAAAAAAGTAGCTAATAAAAAATTAACTAGGATAGATTATGATAAACGATACCAAGCAAAAAAACCTGGTAAGCGTAAAAGTGCAAGTGGAAAAACTTATTACGAAAATAGACCTAATCGAAGTGATAAAGGAAAATTATTAGGCATTGGACAACTTACAAAAATTATAGGAAGTGTAAGTGGTAAATATTATATAGATTATATATCAGATAATGGATATAAAAAAATGGAATTTTTCAATAAATTTCCAAAAGGATATTATAAAGGTATGGATAGAATAATTTATGTTACTCGTTTAACAAAAAATGGTACTTCATTAATACCAGTTAAATATTCAGATAATAATAAAGATGTAAAAAAATAAAAAAAATTGTATAAAATTTTCTCATAAACAAAAATTAAAAATCAAACAAAATGGCAAGAAGAAAAAGAGCAACTAAAAGACGCACTACAAGTCGCAGACGCAGAATGTCTGGCGTAGGTGCAATGGGTAGTCAAGTTACTGGTGCATTATATACAATCGCTGGTGCTGTTGCCGCTGGTGCGGTAGCTAAATTTTTACCTTCAACTATGAACGAAAAGCTAAAAGCAGCAGTTCCAGTAGTAGTAGGTATTATGTTACCTAAGTATTTAAAAGGTAATATTGGACAAGGCGTAGGTGCTGGTATGGTAGCAGCTGGTGGTCTTAAATTAGTACAATCATTTGGTATCCTTAATGGAATTGCTGGTGGTTATGCTGGTTATCAAATCCCAGCAGTAAGTGGATCATATAATAATGCTGGTTTAGTAGATAGCAGTTATATGACACCATCTATCGCTGGTATGGATGAGGCTGGATGTTAATCTAACACATTTCACCTTTAATAAAAATTTAATAAAAAATAAAAATTAAAAAACAATGGCAACTCAAATGGGACAAAGAATGGTCTTTGAAAATGCAAAAGCATTAGTAAGAGGTCTAGGATATAGCGTAGATCAAGCAGTTCTTAC